AAAAACAGCGTAGTGCAGAAGATATGATACACAAGTAGTAGACTTACCAGTCTGACGTGGCATCTTACAAATATTAAATCTGTTATCATGGAAATTCTGGATAAGTTTTTCCTGAAACGGATACATATTAAAAGGCACTAGACCATGGTCAAGAGAAACGATCTTGATGTAGTTTCTTGCAAAATATACTGGGTCTTCTTTACATTTAAGGAACTCAAGGATTTGTTCCTCTGTAAACTCAATTTGTGTATTCGCCTTCTTAAGGTTTGGATTACCTAAGTAAACTTCACTCATAAAAAATCACCTATCTAGTTTCTCTCCACTGAATAGTATTCCATACATCTGTTGTCGTATTAGTATCTAGGTTCCGAACAATAACGGCAAAAATATTACTGTCATCAGAGTCAATATTTTGTGCGATATAAGATCTTCTAGCAGTCGTTGGATTAAATGCAACACTAGCAGATGCTTGTTTACCTGATGGATTATTAGCAGCAATCAAAGTTGCCTGTCTTAAATCTCCACCAGTTGTTGTAAAGTTGGTTCCTGCCGTAACATTATATTCTACTGCCGAATCAGCATCAGCATCCACCCAAGTTCCACCAGTAATATTACTATTTCCAGGTAATCTCCAAAGTTCAATTCTGCAGTTTGTAGAATCACTCAAAACTTCAATGTCAGTTAATCTTACTGTTGTTCTATTTGGGATTCCTTTGAATGTATTCTTACAACGAATTGCCATAACACATTGTCTTGCAGTTGCTCCACCAGAAGCGGAAAAAGATATTGGACCATCAAAGGCACCAAACTCAACACCAGTCTCAACATATCCACCCTCACTCATTACAGTGGAGCAGATTTGTTCCATTGATGTAATGCCTACAGCAGCCCCAGTATTAGCGACCTCACAACGAATGGGAAGAGATGGAAGTGACCAATACGCATGTTCTTCAATATTGGAATGATTAAACTCGTGGAAATAAACCATCTGCCCACCGATGACAAATCCACAACGAATTCTACCAACACCTAACCACTGAAAGTCTGCTGCGAATAGATGAGTTTTTGTGAAATCTATATTGATACCAGAAAGAGTTGTTCCGTCTAACTTATCCAGGTTCCAATCGGATTGATTGACAACTGTATCACTGGCAATTCCTGTGTTGTATGATCGTCTTACAACAGAAACAGTTCCGTCTCCCTCCTGTTGAACAAATACTCCGTTTCTATCGTCAAAATATCCAATCTTCTTCGTAGTATTTTCTCTTACATCAGTGAAGTTAAAACTGGTCAGCACAAATTGAGACTTACCAGGCATGTAGTGGTGGTACATTCTGGACTGGTGAATCACCTTATCTGTCGCACCAGTTCCAACAATCAAGGCAATAGATGCTGTATTTGGGTTTACCTCGGTTGTAGATGCTGCACCAACAGTCTTTGTAAGAAGTTCTACCTCTTCACCATAAATGTGAGAATAGTCAGCAAGAGTGAAAGTATCAGATACTCTCATTCTACCAAAAGCATCTGATCCACCACTAGTGGGTCCAGAAGTTATTCCACAGTTTCCAATGTTGCCATATCTGTCGGCACACATGAAAACTTCGAAGAGTGTTCTCTCCTGGTTCAGGTAGTCCTGTTGATTTTTATTCCACTGAGCCATTAATCACTCCAACTTAATCTTTCTGGTCTATACCTTTGAGAACTTTTGATATTTAATGAACTTGATGTTGCTGGATAAATGTTGTGAACAACCGCTCCAGGATATTCTCCTTGAAGATTTTCTGCAAGTTCATTTTTAGAAGGCATAGAACCTTCAATCTCCATTCTATATATTTTTCCTTCCCAGACCACATCAGCGATATATGATTCGCTTGCTTGTTCTGGTGAAGACCCTCCTACATTGAGAGTTCCATTGAAATCGCCATTGATGGTGATATTTTCTTTTAGAAACTGTTTGAAACTTTTCATATCAGCAATTCCAAGCTCTGAGGGACTTATTGATTCTGCTATCTGGATCGTTAGCAGTTTTCTTTGAGGTAAGTTTTTTCTTCATACCTTTCATTCTTGCACAGAATGACTTGCGGCGTTTGTTTCCTTTCTTCTTGCTAGGACGCTTCAAGTCAGATCCAGGATTTTCACGCTCATAAGACTTGCGTCCTTTTTCATTCAAACCTCCTTTAGGATTTTTTCCAGACTTTTTTGTCCAGGCAGCACCCTCAATGATTTCACCTTCTGGTTCGAAGTGTGCTACCTGAATGGTTTTCTTTGTAGATGCCTGTCTTACTGGTGGTGCCGTCTGCAGATGTTTTTTCCAAAAATCCATAGACTCTTTACGCTTTTTTGGGTCAACATTAAGATACTCAGTTGGTTGATATCTCCCCTCACCCCTACCAAAACGACTATCACTTTCAGCAAGTTCTTCTCTCCAGTTTGAATATTTTTCTTTTACACAGTTTGGAACAAGTCTCTTACCTTTCTTCTTCATACCCTTTTGAGTATAACCATCCCAACACTTCTCATCAATTTTTTGCCCACCTTTAATTGGTTCTGGTTCAATAATATTTACAGTTTCAACATTGAGTGGTTGAAAATCATCTTTCCAGTTTGAAGTATCATATTCTTCGTTCTTCTTCGACTTTCCATAGTTAGCAGCACCTTTTTTACGACACTGAACCAAACGACCTGATGCATATGCAGAAGGCCAAACTTTTGCACTTGCTTTTACTTTTTTATAGCAAGCATCTTTCTTACCTTCTTGAAGGGGGTCTTCTGGACCTTTCAGACCAGTCTTGTCAACGTTAAACTTTCTTTTATTTGGTTGTGGTTTAGTTGCAGATGCTGGAATTTCTTGACCAACTTTATATGCATTATGTGGAATGCCTTCAAAAACTACTTTACCTTCTGGTTCGTAAGAATTGATTTGGATTTCATTTCCTTTGATAGTGAATCCAGGTTTGACTTTTTTAAGTGCTCTTTTAATTCTTCCAGGAAGTTTTTCTACAAATTCACCAGATTTAGGACCAGCCATGACACTGCCCTTGCCAATTTGACCTCCACCATCAGCATATTCTATCAGTTCACCTTCTAGTTCGAAGTGTGCATTTCTAACATTTGCAGATCCTTGTGGCTTTGGTTCGACAAATTCACCCCCACCGTATTTTTTAATGAGTGGATCCATTAGTTTTTTTAACCCATCTTTTCTTGGTGGTATGGGAACTCCAACTTCTTGTAAGTCTTCTCTCCAGTTAGAATAAGATTCTTGTCTCACGTTTTTTGCCTTCCCTTTTCTGTTTGGATTTGGATCTTCTTTACGCTTTTTTCTTGCTCTCTTATTTCTTTCCTTTTTACTCATTGCAGCACGGTCGTCTGCATCACGGCAATATGGTTTGGTTTTTTGACCCTTTTGCTTAGCACAAGGTTTGCCATCATATTTACCACCAGTTTGTACCCAACCACCACCTTTGAACCAATCGCGGAGTGAATACCCCTTATCTTTGGAAGACTTTCCATCACGCTTGCCTTCAGACATATATCCAGCAGCAGCATCTGTATTGTGTTCTGTGTCGGTAATCTTTGCTTGTAGCCAAGCAGGTAAGTTATCATCATCAGACATCGAAGAGAGAACTTTTTGAACTCTCTTCAAGTTTGTGATAGAGTTTCTCACCTGGCTTTTCGCCATCGAAACTTCATGGTCCTTTTCTTTAGAACCCATATTAGACACAATAATAAACTATTCCTTATTATTTAGAAAACCTTGCTTTAGCATTTTTTGAAGATCTGTTGTTGAACCGACAAAAACTGCATTATTAGTAACCGTATTTGGACCTTTCTTGTCAGATTCTTCTTCAACATCTTTGAGTTTCTTCTGCAAATCAATCAATTTGTCTGTCGTATCAGCGACACTCTTAATTAATTGACCAGCAACTTCATATGCTCTAGGACTTCCACCTTCTCCAGCAAGTTCCATAATTCCATTGATTGCTTCTTGACCCTTTTCAATCAATGAATATAAATTTGCCCTCGTATATTCATAATCCTTAGATATATCAGTCTTTTTTTCTGGTTTTTGTATTTTACCAGGTTTATTAGTTTCTACGATGCTACTATCGATGTCCAAAGCATCATCAATACTATCAAAATTTTGCATGAGAATCAAATGTCTTGTTGACGAGTTGGGCTATAATTCTTACCATCCGAGAAATCTAACCATTCCTCAGTAAATCCAAAATCATCTCCTGGTTCTGCATCAATTGGATCGGGTACTGCAGTGTATCTAACCTCCCTTGTGGCAGTTTGAGTATCTGTATTTGTATACATATCAACTTGAACCTTACGAATGAGACCCTCAGTACTGTCAGCGACGGGACCAAACAGATATGTTTTCGCAGTAAATCTGAGAGTATAAATTAATGCTCTTCTTGTACTAAAGTCTCCCTCATAATCATCTTGGAATGAAATGCTGTCAAGAACCATTGGAATATCTCTCTTTTCACCAATGGAATCTAGTAAATCAATCGTCAGATTAAATGAAGGTTGGAAAAAAGGTAGAATTTGTTCAATGATTTGTAGCGCATCATCATTCAGTTTTGTTAAAATACTAAGTTCAAAACCAACATTATATGGTACAGGCATATAAACTTTTTTTATATTTCCACCATCATCACATGCCTTGAAGGTCTGAGTTACACTACTCTTTCTAGTTGGATCATAATTTAAAGAAACCATTTCAAATGACATTCTAGGCAATGTAATCTGAACAGCTTTGTTTAAATTTTCTTGCTGTTCAAGTCTAGCTAAAAACTTTTGAGTTGGTCCATATGCAATAGGAACCCTAATATCACTAAATGCAGTTCCATCTTGTTCAGTATGGCGTATATTGATACCATTAAAAAGAGTACCAAAAGCTATGATAGTCTTCCTAATAATCTGATGATAGTAATAAGTTCCAAGCATTAATAGTTACCAAAAGGATTTGATTCTGTGAAATCTAACAGTGCATCTGCCTCAAGTTCGATTTCGTCATTCTGAGCGTATTTATCATATAAGTCATCTATAACTACAGAACGAAGACTAAATTCTGCACCAGAAGTCTGTCCAACAATAGTTTCACCAGGATAGAATCCAGTTATTGTTCCACCTATTCCTAAGTTGGAAATCTCAAGAATATAATTATCCAAGTTCCAATCCTTAACTCTTGCTGTAGTATAAGATCTGCTTCCTTGTACAACTTCATTGAATAAGTATGTTCCTATTCCAAGAATAACATCTGGGTCTGCTACAGTCACTGTAGGAATTCCAACGTATTCTGAACCAGAGTTTGTAATGTATATAGAATTTACATAAGAATTAGTTCCATCATATGCCATAGATGCAATACCAGTGGCAACATCTGAACCAGTCGCTGGGTCTGAAACTGTTATTAGAGGTGCTGTTCCATATCCAGTTCCTCCATCATTAACAACAAATGCAACAACTCCTTGAGAACCACTAGAATTGATAGAGCATGTCGCTGCTGCTCCACTTCCCCCTCCACCAACAAATGTGATGGTAGGAATTGTGGTATATCCAATACCAGCAAAAGTCAGATATACATGTTCAATGGAAGTAACTCCACCTTTAGTCGTTGTAATTGCAACTGCTCTAGCATCATTATTGGGTATTCCTGTTGGTGATGATGTAATTGAAACTAGAGGATCTGATGTAAATCCATATCCATCATCATTTAGGTAAATTTTATCAACATATCCAGTTCCAAGAACTGCTGTGACATCTGCAGTTCTTCCAACACCAATCAAATTCAATGTTGCAATATATCCAATATCTTCAACTAGAGTGTCAATTTCTTCAATATCAGTATCAATGATTTCGTCTTCATATTCGAAGAGTTCACACTGCAACTCATAAACATATGTTTTACCTAACTGGTAAAATGGTTTTTCATGCTCAACAAATTTAATTTCAAATAACCTATTTCCCAATGGGAAATAAATCAAATCTCCTTCACTTGGTCTTGTTGCAACCTCTATCTGAGCATCTCCAACTAAAAATGGTGCTATAAACTCTTCATATCTCTCCTTAGAGATAATTAAAGTTACGTCATCTCTCAAACTCATTCCAAATTTTGTGAGAATATCACCTGCACCAGTATACCCATCATATGTACCAACATATGCCTCTATTGAAAAGTTTTCATCAAATTTTGATGCTTGAACTTCTTCAATAATTGTCTTCTTATTGACAAACTTTCTTGGGATGTATGTAATCTCAACACCATGCATCCTCAACTGTTCATTGATTAAATCTTGTATTAATCTTTGTTCAGTATTAGAACCGTGTAGAAAATAGGGATTAAGTGCCATTATCCTATAAAGTCATATGGTGGAAGTTCGTACTCTGATGTCATTCTTGCTTTTATATCAGACAATTCTGATTCTGCTTGCTGAAGAATTTCTCCACCATTCATTTCAATTCCACCTGGAAGTTTAACTCCTTTAAACTTGCTCAGATTTTGTCCCCACTGCTTTTTAATCAATGCTGTTAGATAGAGTTTTAAGAAACTATCATTATAGACATTTGTGAAAGTGCTTGGATCTAATATACGATAACAATCTAAAACAATTGTATTGCCTGCGGTCTGTGCACCCCAATCTATGTCCAAATAGAGTCTATTTTGTCTCTTGTTAAATCTCAATTGCTTATCTGTCGTCAATAAGAAATCAATATCTTCTAAGTATGATTTGACCATCGCATATTGCAAGAGTTCAACTGAATTGAAATAATACAAGTCATTCAGGAAAAGTTGGTATTTGATACTAAACATTCCACCAGAGATGGAACTAGTATCAAACTTAAATACTTTTTCTACACCAATTACAGAGTCTGGGACTTGAATATAATTATTACTTTCATACCAGGTATAAGGATTTCCTGTAGTCGATGTCGCTGTAGTCGATGTTAACCCAACGTTCCCAATTTCTGCACTTCCCCTATCAATGTCATCCTGAGTAATGACATATTTTAAATACATCCTCTCAACACCATCAAAATGGCGTTCTTGGAAATATTGTAGTGCATCATCAACTAAATCATCAACTTGATCATCGTCAACGTTAATTTCTAAAACAGGAGCACCTAACCGCCTCAGGCAGTAACTAACTAATTCTTGTCTTGATGCAGGTTTTGCCATTTGTTTCTTTCAACCTATTCTCTAAAAATAGAGATTCTCAAAGTATTTATCCCTTGAGAAATTCTTTCAATAGAGATTTAATCTCATCAATATCACTTCTCAATTGTTTAAGTTCAGACTCTTGATTTATCTTTCTGTTTTTATCGGCAAGATAATTTGAATAGTCTCTATCACTTAAATTAACAATTGCCCCAGTCTCATCATCACGGTACAGATGACTATGACCTTCGACTGGGATATATTTTCTCTTCATATTATGACAATGCCAATGCTCTGTAGTTCTTCAGTTTAACAACATTACCCTCATTGGGTGAGGAGAATACAATTTTGATTGAGAATCCATTAAATTGTGGGAGATTATCAACGCTGAATTGATATTCATGATATGTTAACGAATCACCAGTTTCAACATAAGCATCTGGAAGTCCAGAATTATTTACGGGATTGATAACTGAATCTCCATATCCATCACCGTCAGTATCTATAAGATTTTTATATCCTGGGAACAATTCATAATATTGTGTTATCTCTGTAGAATCAGCATTATAGAGTTTATATAAAACTCTGAAATCTGCAGAATCTGTCTTATTAGCATCAACAAGAACTTTCAAACTAGTTGCTGGTTTTTCTAAGAAAATTGGTTTGGTGACCATTGCCGAAGCATGTGGATCATCAGTACCATTTTTAAATGAAGTTCCTTTAGTATAGTCTGATACTGGTTTATTGATTCTATTTCTACCTAGGATAAAGGTTGCATTTTTAATATCGAGTGCTGGAGAAACGTTTTCATTCTCAGTTGACATATTAACTCTGAGAGTCAATGATTTATTTGAAGGTAAATCAGTTAAATATTGATTTTCATTAACTTGAGATGCAACCATTCTTGGTGTTTCAAAAAATACTGTATCGTTCAATGTTGATGGCGTATACCCAGAATCTAGGAATGATTTTTCGGAACCACCAGCGCTTGTTCCTGTAATAGTTCTAACATTACATTCAATAGCACTATCACCTGGAGCAATTACATTAAATAGTGGTTGAATAGAATTGAATTGTCTATTTTGAGAAACTTTAACATCATTTCCACCAACTGGAGACTCTTCACCAAAATTCAATCCAGGTCTTGATCCTCTATCAAATTCAATATTATAAGAATCCATCGAATTTTGATTGGAAAGATTAGAAATTGTATGTTCGGTGTTAATCCTCATTAAGGATACTCCGTTTATCTCATATGGGGTAATCTTCGCACCAGAGTCATGTGTATATGCCGAAGTTCCATTCAATCCTCTTCCAGAAATCGTAATTGTTCCACTACCAATACTGTTATACGATACAACTTCAGATTCAATTAAAGCATAACCAGCACTAGTGGTGATACCTTCAAATCTTGCAAAAGGTGTTGTATTTGCAATTGAAATTACAGTATCGTTTAATCCAACATCTTGAGATAGAGTGGATGATTCTCTAGAAGGTGCTACGTCAACGATTTTAATCTTATTGTTTTGTGAATGATGTGCATGATTATACTGAGTCAGTTTAAATACGTTTCCTTCATAGAGAGGAGATAATGTTGTAGAATCTGCTGATACAGTCGCTGTTGTTGTTTCTCTTGTGTCACCATTATAATACACTAATGTTTCACCAGAATTAAATTTCGTATCAGAAACGGAAGTTAAGTATAAAGTATCAATATCAACAGAACCGAGGTTTGTTATACCAATAATAGCTCCAGTTCCCTTTTGACTTCCTGCTATGCTACTAGTAACAATTCCAAGTCTTTCGCCAGAGATATATCCTTTACCAAATGAGGTTGCAGTTATTGAAACAATTTTATTTGATACTACTGAGATTGTAGCAGATCCTCCTGAACCATTTCCATCCAAAGATATCAAATTCACACCAGTATGTGTTCCGTCCGAATAACCTATACCTGGAGAAGTTACTGATAGACCAGCACCAGATAAAGATTTACCTGCTGCTTCAATGATTCCTGTAATTGATGTTGGATTTGCAGGTGTTTGTCCAATTTTAACTCCAGGTGTAAAAGTATTAATTCCTGTTGTATTTGAAACTTCGAGAGATACCTTTCTAGGATAAGTTGAAATTGGATTATTAATTAAATTATCAGCATTATTTCCACCAGGTAAGATTGGTGTGTTATAGAAGGATACTGTACCACTACTGACAAACTTTGCCTTATACAACTTGAATGTCATGTCCTGATACTGACTTGGTGTCCAAATAGTACCATTTTGAGACTTGAACAAACTACCACCAATATATTGCTTAGCAACAATAACATTTTCAACATCTGGTAATGATGAAGTATCCAATGTTTTTTGACCCATTGTGGCGACATACATCTCATATAAATCTGATGCGGGTGCCAGATAAACCAAAGAATACTCAGTATTTGGTTCCAAGTATATTGGAGATGGGAATTTAATATTTGTTGCTACTGGTTTATTGGGATCTTCTGGAATATTAATATTAGATGGGTTTAATTCGACGGTAGCATAATCTTGTACAAGAAGATTTGTTGGAGTTCCAAGTTCTACAGTTCTAAGTTCTACAAATACTTTAGCATTATCATCTTTGGATGCAAAGAATGCGTCAACTGAAGTCAAGTATGCCCCATCAGAATCTGTGGTAAAAGTCTGAGCTAAAGGATCTCTATGTACCGCTTGAGTTTGTACTTTTACGCTAGTA